GTGCACGGTGTGAAACATACTATGCACAGAGCGATTTACGCGCGTCATTCATCCGCAAGATTAAAGCAAGAAAGGCGGATTTCTTCATCATGTAGTGACGCGCGTGCGCGACGCACCCAAATAAGCACTCCACACGTGCTCGGCCAAAACTATCGGGTTTCCCCGTTGGGCGCCGAGCCAGGGCGATAAACTCCTGGTGTTTCCGAAAGGCGGGCTCAAGAACCACCTACAACCGACATGACATGAGTGGGATCAACTACTACCATGATTGTTTGATAGTCAACGTGAGAGGTCGGTGGGCTTAAAGTGCTTACTTCTGCTACTAGGTGCGGCCAGGTTTGTCAAGCAGTGCTGGCACACATCGTAACCATTCCTTGGTTCCCCTTCCAACACACCACGCCATTGTAGCTTGGGTGCTGGGGTCATCATCCCTTAAGGATAACGCGGGAGAGGGGGAACTCCTATACCGATAAAGGCGGCAAACCCTACGCGGTCGCGAATCCGCGTTCGGCACGACTTTCACCTCAGGCCGGCTCCTTCCACCGGTCCAGCAGGCTGCGCCCTGCTTGCGCTCATCAAGCGAGGGGTCAAGAATAAGCCTGGCTTCTTGGGGTTTCTCCCTTCAGAACCCCGGACTAGGAGAGGGGGGCGGAATGTCCCCTTGGATTGCATCAGTCCTACGCCATCTCCCCTGAGGCATTTCCTCCTCAAGGCCTGGGACTTTTAATTAACAACACGGTGTGAAACTTTTCCACAAGACATGTGGGCAGGGCCTAGGCCCCGCGCCAGGACTCGGGAAGGCTCGCACGAAAGCCATCCCAGTCCCTCAGCAGGTCATAATCCCACATCTGCAGAGAAAAACGACACAACTCCTCAGCTGTGCACTTGAAACCAACGGCTGCCAGCCGATCTAGCTCTGAACTGTCGAATGACATGGCAGCACCGTTCTTCAAGTTAATCTCTGCAACAATCTCGGGCTCTGAAAATTCTGCGTCTGCACCGCAGGTACGCATCTGAAGATCCCGATCAACCATCGTCTTGACGTTCAACGCTTCGTAGTACCTCATGTACTTGGTTGATATCGTCGGGGACAATCCGGCAAACTCATACGCCCGTGACAACGCCGCTGCTCGCGATATCTGCTGACATCCAGCGCGGTCCTTGTCCTTAAAACACTTGATCATGGTAGGGCTGCATGAGACGCCGGCTCGAGCGAAGCACCGGTCAATCTCTGGCATGAACACGCCCGTTGGGCCGTCGTTGTCCAGAGCGTGGTAGTAACCGGTGAACAACCCTCGTTGCCCACGAATGAAGATCTTCATGTTGAATCCGAGACGTTCCCATCTCTGCAGCAAGGATATGTACAGCTCATCGTTCTCACCGATCTTGGGCGTGGTGGAAAGCATGCTGTCATCGCCTTCATATGCACTAGCGAACCACCTGTTAATCCCGGCATGATCCCGCCCGTACCTGACGTCTGGATCAAGGAATGTTTCAGGCATTTCGAATATGGCACAATGCCAACCAACGAAATTG